AGCAACTTAATAAAGCGTAAACACCTTTTCTAGTACCTTTATGTTTTAATAAATATGGTAAATTATTTGCGATTCTTCTCCAAACTTCCGATGTTCTACTTTTGGCTGATTTTGTGGTTTTTTCATTACCATCGGCATCTAATCCAAATGCATATTCCCATAATTTAGAATCTGCTCCTAAGTTTTTGGCATCCCAATTAAATGATTTTAGTACATCAAATAATAGCTTATCCGTAATATCTCTACTACTATATCCCAATCCCCTACTACGTTCTATTGATTTTGTATAAAAATAAATATTGTCAAAGTGATGTCCAATCATTGATAAAAATAAAAGTAAACTTTCATTTTCAGTTCCATTTACAATATATTGTGGAATATTGTTTCTAACCCAATTTGAGTTTTCAATATCAAAATCTTCTGCTAAAGTGATAATGTTATTATACCAATTAGTTACAATTGTATTTGTAGATACAATTCTAGTACTACCATTGTGTGGCCAAGTTATAGATGTAGCAGTATTTGTTGTATAAGAAGATGATGTATATAAGAATTTTTCAAATCCATCAAATCCTCTTAGAATTTCATTTTTCTTTATTAATTGTCGTTCTCTTTCTTGTACATCATTTAAAACAGAAGAAGATATTGAAGCGTTACTAGCTGATATAGAATTCTCATATGTTTCAATTAATTGTACCTTATAAACAAAATTATCAACTCTTTCTTTTGCTGAACTAAAATGAACAAAGTTATTCCATATATAAGTAGAACCACTAACATATTCAATATTCAAGTCGGTTGTATCGATTATCGATGAACTTAAATATGTAGTAATCAATTCATTAGATGATGTAGACCCACTAAGAATTATATTATCCAATGATTCAAAATTAGTAGATTGTCCTTTTACATAATCTATATCTAAAGTAAAGTTAGGTCCTTTTATTGGAGGACAGCTTATATCAGCTTGGTCAGTTAATATAACAGTTTCTATCAACGGATTACTCATTAATTTTGTAATCCAGAATGTTGAATTTGTTGTAATATTAGATGTTAGTGGTGAATATAGTTTTAAAATTAAAGAATCTACTACATCGGTATCTTTAACAAATATATTTCCTAATTCATCTGTTGTTTTATTTGATAAACTCCAATTATCATTTTCCCATGTAGAAATTAATATTTGCTCATCATCGCCAAAGTTGGCAAGGTGTGTTAGATATCTACTTTCTTTTTCTGGCTCAATGATTTGTAATTGAGATACGAATGAATCAAATATTGCTGTTCCAAATATGTTTTCATCTATTTGGATAGTTGGTAAAATTAATTGGGTTTTTATTTCATATTCATTACCAATTAATTCTTCAATACCACCCCTGTTAAAAGGTTTAAATATTAAAGTTAGTCCATCATTTCCGGACCAATTGGAAAACTTATCTCTTAATGTTTTTAAATTTATAGAGATATTTCCATTTGGTGTTAAGCTTTTGAATAATGCTATTCTACTTCCATCGTTTGCTTTTAAATCAACATCTATTGTTGAAGTTGCAAACGAAGAGTATTCATATGTTAAATCTATATTTAAATCGGAAAAAGATGGTACATCAATTGTATCTGCAAATGTTATTTCAGTAATTGATGGAAAATCATTTACGGCTGTGAATGTTATTAAAGCTGATACTGAATCGCCTGTACCATATTGAGTACTTTCAGCAACTAATACTATTTTTTTAGTACCATATACTTCCGAAAAATCTTTCTTAAAATATAAAGTTGCAAATCCAGCTGAAGATGGAACTAATAATGTATCAGCTCTACCATCTATATATACTCGTACGTTATCAGTATTGGATACTTTGAAAGGAATAGTTATTTCTCTTTCTACATCCGAATCTTTAACTTGTACACTATATTGCGTAGTATCTAAACTTATTATAGGTCTAGCTACATTTATTTCTTTTTCAAATAAAACAACAACAGATATACCAGATTTAAGTTGTTCGGCTGGTAAGGAAAATGATGAATTTTGATTATTCCATTTTGTAAAATCAATAGAATTAGGACCAGCTTCAGCTAATTTTGCAGTATTAGTTGTTTGGTATATATGTAATAAATTATATTCAGCTGGCTTATTTACATATTCTATTTTAAAATCAACTCTACCTTTTAGTTTATCAGCTTCTATATTTCTAATTATATTACTATCTAATAAACTAAGTTTACCACTATCTGAAATAGTGCCATCATTTTCGAATATTGTATATGATAGTACAACATTTTCAGCTAATTCTTGTCTAAAGTTTGATGAAAATGCCACTTCGTATTCAATTGGTGCAGGTAGTTGGTCTACTGCAAAATCAATAGGAGGTGGGGGAGGAAGTATAACTGAATTTCCTTGTAATGAAAATTGTAAATTTATTGTACCAACATTAAAATTATTAGTATCTTCTGCTATATAACTACCATCAGATTGTAATACATATTTTTGTACAGAAACCATTTCAGAATATTGATAATCAATAGCTGTTACAGTTGGTGTAATATTATAATTCCAATTAAATAAATTTGAATTTTGAAAAGTATTTAATCCAAATGGGTCATTTCCAATGTAATTATTATAATAATTATCATATTGTTGCATTGGTTCAACTGAAGCCGGAACATATGTTTTTGTTATAGAAACTACATAATGTTCATTAGCTCTATATCCATTTTTAACTACTTCGTATTTTTTAGAACCATTAAATGTAGTTGATGGCGAATACGATATGGTAGTATTTACACCATATCCTTTTGAACTTCCATTTTCTAAAAATTCTACTTCACCACCATCTTCTACTATTAAATTTACTCTAATAGAATTATTTATAATTTCATTTGAATATGTTGGTGGTACATATATTGGATTGGGTGCAACAGGTGGTGTATATCCGCCACCTCCTCCGCCTCCTCCATACAATGGGAACGCATCATAATTACCCTCCCCATTATATGAGTTTAATGTGGGCTCTCCTCCAAAAATACTTTCTAATGCTTTTACCACTCTTTATTGTTTAGTATAAATATCCTATTGTATATTTTCTCTTTGATTCATATCTCTTTCAAAAACTTGCTCTCTACCATAGCCTCCATCTCTTTCAAAGTAATCGGAACTACCTCCTCCTCCACCGCCACCATATGATGGTGTTGGTATTATATCTTCTATTGGTGTTGGTTGTGGTTCTAATGGTGGTTCAATTATTTTTATTGGTTGAACTTCAATGGGTTCAAAATCAATTGGGAGTGGTTTAATTACTTCAATGGGTTCAAAATCAATTGGTGTAACTATTTTTATTGGCGTTTCGATTGGAAGAATTTTAATAATAGGAGTTGGTGTTATTTGTATGGGAGTTTCTTTTACGGATACACCTTTAACATCTAATTTAATATTTTGTGGATTATAAACATTTCTAACTTTACTATCATTTATTACTATATTACCAACTAAATCTTTTATTTCTTTTTTAAGTTCGGTAATTTCAAATTCTTTTGGCAATACTTTTATATTGATACTTCTTCTATTTAAAGTTTTTGTATTATAATCTATACAATTTCTTAAAATATTTTGAATTTCTAATTTTAATTTACTAAACTCATACTGCTCACAATCTTCAAATCTGATTATAGAAGGCTTTCCATAGTTTGATTCTGAAATAATATATTCTTTATTTGTCAACCAATATGCTACGCTTGTTTTAAAATCTAAAAATATTCTTTTTTTGAAAGCACTAAAATTAGATAATCCAAAATCTTTACGCAAAATAGATTCAAAATCTTTACCAAACCGATTAACCATTAATGATGTTATTGATTCTAAATAAGTTACTTCAAATGAATCTAATGAATCTAATATATTTTTTTTATAATATTTAAAATCCTTATTTAAATTATTTATATTGGTAAATTCTTTATTAGTTATATTATTAATATTACTATTTTTTGTTTTTAACGGTAATATTCTAATTTCAGTTCTTGATGGTGATATTTCGTGTACCCACACTTTTGTTAATTCATTATCACTACCTACTTTATTTCTAACAAAGTTAACGTTAACTTTTAGAATTCCATTTGTAAACCCTAAATCATTTAGTAACTTTTCAATATCAATTGCCAATTCTTTTTGTCCACCTTTATTTGTAAGGCTATACATATAGTTTTTAATATCGCCAGTTTTAATATAAGCAACATTATTTCCACTTTTTTGAGGTAATAAGTTATTATTAATATCATAAACAGAAACTTCCATTACATCATACTTACAATCGCCAAAATCGGTATCTTCTATTTGATTTTGACTTACAATAAATAAATCTTCAGTTTGCAAAAATTGTCCTGCATTTTCTGAATTATTATTTATATTATCTATATTTGTATATTTTTTAATACTCATAATATGTTAGTATGAATCTGGGTGATATTTACCAAAGCCGGTGGTGTATTCTTTTGATTTGGCAGTTCCATCAGAACGTGTTATCGTTACTTTTAATGAACCATCATTATAAACGGCTGAATGTGTTTTACCATTAAACCATCCACCTTTTTTACGAGAATCTAAATCTCCAACTGCATCAAAATTTAATGTAAATTCCATATCTTTTTGTCCACCTGCTTCTATATTAAAACTCTTTGTTGGTATTTTATAGAATTCTCTATCTTTTGGATTTTTATTTGTAATTGATACAGATATCGGTTGTTTATCGTTATTAGTTATTGATAATGTACTTCCATTTTTCCATTGCTGTGCACCCGTTGCGCTAAATCTAGCAAATAAATCTTGTGCATTTGAATCTCCTTTTGGTCCTAACTTAACAATGGCTACATCATTTATAACATCAGCGCCGGCTGCCATAGCTTGTGCTTGCGTACCTTGTACAATTGCTTGTTGATTTTGTACTGCTCCTAATTGGGATTGTAATCCTTCTATAATTGAATTCAATGAATCAATTTGCTTAATCAATGCCTGTATTTGTGCTTTAAAACCGGTATTTTGGGATTGTAATGATGCTCTAAGAATACTTTCTTCTACTGATTTTTGTAATGAGTTTTGTATTTGTAAAGCAAAATCATCAATGGTTTGTACTAATGTATTTAGTTGATTAACTAATGCATCGTTTGTTTGTTCAATTGCCAATCTATTATTTATTTCAGATTGTACTTGTGATTCTAAATCTGATATAGTTGAGTTTAAATTAGATACTTCTACATTTAAATCAGCCACTTGTTTTCTTAAATCTTCATTTTGAAGTACTTCTTCATCATATAATGGTTTAGGAACTAAATTTAAATTTTTAGTAGGAATATCTGGTCTAAGTTCTCTAACATTTACATCAATAGCTTTTAATAATTCAATTTCATCATATTTTGGCTTAACTAATTCTTTAAATACTAAAGATGATGCAATATTATTTTCATTAACTACCGTAACACCATATTCGTTTTTAGCAATAGCTTGAGAGCCAGAGATAGATAGTATTGATTCTAAATCTGATTTTCTTTTTTCATCTAATTTTTGTGCAATTGCCTCTAATGCTGTCATTTTATTCTATTTCAAAAATTAATTTATCATCTATAATAGTAGATATACCACTTTCGATAATTTTAATTTTTAATTCATAAGTTCTATTAATCGGTAATGAGTTTAAACTCATATTAAAATAATTTGATGTAGAATCACAACTTATTTGTGTATATTGACCAAATGGATATATTACCTCTCCTGTTTTGTAATCTTCTAATTGATAATATGATGAACCGGATGGTAAATATTTATTTTGGTCATATGCAAATGAGCCTGTTCCAAATGTTTTCAATGGATACATATCTCTACCCTTAACTCTTACCTTAATGGTTTCGTTTGCTGGATATGTTGATTTTAAATTAGTTAAAACTACTTTATATCCTTCTTGTGCTGAACCTGTTACTGATGTTAAACTTCCTGTTACGAATAAACTATCATCCCAAACCAATTCTAATTTAGGTTCGTATATTGTATTTGTTTCCTTTGAAAAGAATTTTAATACACCATAGTCCGTTGTATCGGTATATAATGATGCTGATGTGTGGTGGTGTAATATAAATCCGTTATTTGGTAATGTATTTGACCCACTAATCCATAGTTTAACTAAATTGGTTACATCCATTCTAATATCATCTGGTTCATTATTAAAAGATTGAGATGCCATAGATGCTGTATACCAAGTTCCTCCACCACCATTTAAAATTGAACCGGTATCAGAACCACTTACATATGAATTTGGTGTTACAACATAGTCCATCCATTTATCAATTCCATTTTTATAGTACCAACTAACCCCATTTGATGTTATATTATCAAATTTAGTGCCAGTTCCCATATTCCAACTTTGAGAAACTGCATTTGCATACAAAGTATATTCTAAAGGTATTTCTTCTGAGTTTGCTGATTTTAAATTTAAGTATGTTTTATAATTAAATACATATTCTCCGTTTAAAATATCCAATGCCAACGATGCTGACTCTAAATTATATGAAGCGGACACTACCAAAGATTGTGTTACATAATTACTCCAAGATGATGATGCATCATTTGCACTTATATATAAACTGGCCGATTGTAAATTATTACTATTATAATTTTGTAATCTATTGTTCAATATAGTTAATTCACTCTTTTGATTATATAATGAAGATGATTGTATTATATATGAATAATACGATGATGATATTTGATTATATGATGATGATAATTCTAAATCAACAATTGAAGATGTTATAGATGAACTAAAAAGTGCAGCATATGATGCCGATATAGTTAGATATCCAATTTCATTTACATATGTTAAATTTGATTCTAAATTATATACCGATTCAGATGCGTTTGTATATACATCTACTAAATTACTATAAGATTCGGAATAATTTGATAATGCAGATAGTGATTGGGATATTGTTTTATATGATGATGACCAATATAATGATGATGATACTGCCGTATACCATGAAGATGATATCGTAGAAACCGATGCACTATTTGAATTTAATAAACTATTCAACGATGCAGATTCTTCCAAAACAACTTCGGAAACCTGTGTGATTGGAAATTTAATTAAAGTTCTAGCTATATCCATAGTAGAACCATAATAAAGTTTACCTACTTCTAATATCTCATCTCTACCTGCGTTTTGTTCAGGTTGTTGAAGATATATACTTGCGTCAAATGATGATGTGAATAATTTATGCATATTATAGAGCTCTTCCTTTTATGTCTTTATTAGGATATTTTACTTCGAAGATACAAGGGTCTAAAGAAGGGTAGACAATCTTTCCTTTAGTTGCTTCATCTATATTGTATCTATTTGGTGAATAATTACCATCACCACCACATAGGTTTGAAATCTTTACAGATGGTACACTCATTACTCCATCTACATTTGCTAATATTAATTCTATTTCTGAAATGTTAATTGGTTTATTGAATGTCCAACTATCTATATTAAAATAATCTTGTATTTGTGATAAACAATTGGTAACTACTTCTCTTTTATTGTAATTGGAATAACATATAACTTCAAAATCTAATCCTATATTTACAATAAATCCATCTATAAGATTAACTGCATCAGTCATCATTCGGTATTCTCCTAAATAGGTTTTAAGATTTTGCTTAATAGCCTGATTTAATTGTGTTAATTTCTTATTAACATCATACCCCAATACATACATATTAATTGCAAATGGATTATTAACTTCAGCTATTGCTGTTTTCTTTTGTGTTAGGTATTTTACTAATTCGGTTTGTATTTCTAACTTAGTTTTACCCTGTAATTCTTCTACTATACCCACAAATTCTGCAATATTATTTGGAGATGCTAAAATAGATGCAGGAGAATTATTATCAATTTCACCATCTGCACTAACATATACTTTTGCAACACTACCATATCTTTCAGACATTGATAATGCTCTTACCATATAATCTTGTTTAGTTACTGCTCTATTTTGAGAACCAAACATTGCTAATGCGTTTTGTCTAATTTCTTCTATTGATTCTGCGCCCCTTCCTCCAACTGCTGCTTCTAAATTTTCAACTGCAATTGTTCCCTTTATTGTGTTATAAAGATTACGTGCTTCATCGGTACTAAATGATAACAAATCTTCTTCAAATTCAATTTTACGAATTGAAACTAAATCACCTTGATTTATATTGGATGCGACTCCGCCACCAACTAAATATTTTACAGTTAAACTGGTATTAGTTGGAACTATACCAAATGTGTTTGTTTTTAAAAAATTAGATGGGTCAATTCCTTGATTTAATCTGTTTATAGAGTTTGCTAACCCCAATCCTACATTTTTAGGATTTGGTAATATTTGCTCATCCGGCATTGAAACATCGCCACTACCAAATTGTAATGAAATAGTATTATCTGAATTAACTTTTGTAGAAAATCTATATGGTACTTTTTGTACTTCTAAAATATATGGAACTGAAACTGAATTATTTAAATCTCCACCATTTACTTCAGTATTGGGTTGTTCTACAAATACACTTTCTTGTCCTAAATATGGAACTTCATACCACTTTGTACCATTAATAGATGTTACATTTGTTATTTGTATAATATTTGTATCATCTAAATTTGTAACAGGATATTCCTCATATGCACCAAATGAAATAGTAGTTTCCACTTCTCTTCCAGAAATTGCTTTTGCTTTTTTACTAATTAAATATTGTAATGGTACACCATTCGTATCCCTCTCATATACATCAATTTCTCTATCCGTTTCATTTGCAAAATCAACTCCGTCTGTTGTTATAAATGTTATAGAACTATTCGTTGATGATTCTATTTCCATACCATCTTTTATTTTAAGATAATATGTTGAATCTGGCTCATAGTTGGGTGCTCCTTTTGCGGGAACTAATTGATATAATGTTACAGTTGTAATAGCAGGAGATGTAACTTTTGGTTTATATCCCATAGATTGTGCCAATGCTAAAACGTTCTTACGTTCGGTAGCATGTGCTAACATTGATTCTTTTAATTGAGTATCTTGATAGAACGCAAGTACATCTCCCAAAGCTGCGGCCTGTTCAATAAATACCATACCAGGAGATGCTTCATTAAAATCCGAATATACATTTGGAAAATACGTTTTGGTATAGTCAATAAGATTTTTTTTGAAAGAATCGAAATCCTTCCCTAAATAATTTAAAGTTCTTTTATTTCCAAAAGTTTTTTTAATAGGATTTATTGCCATTATTAATTATTTACAGTTATTTGTACTGATTCTGAAAGATTTGGATTTGAAACTAATGAAAATTTAATATCCAAAGCTATTCTATTATTATCTATATCATTTTCATCGTAATCAAATACGATAGTATCTATATTTAAATATGATAACCAAATAGATACTGCTTCAATGATTGAATTTTCTATATATGTTTCTATTACATTCCCATCTAATGGTTCAAATAATGCTTTCCATACATCACATCCATAATTGGGTTGCATTAATCTTTCTCCCTTTTTAGTTAGTATTAAATTGATTAAATTATCTTTAGCTTGAGATAGAGTAGTATAATTTACCGCAAAGACACCATTTGAATCGGAACTTCTATTTATTCCAATTCCTAATACCTTATAATTATTATCAACTAAATCGGTTACATTTACTTTACCAAGCTCTATTGCCATTATTTAAATCTCTTTACTAATTCTGAATAATCTCTTGTTAATGCCTTTATGGTAGCATCTTGTAGTCCATCGCCCGTTGATTCGAAGTTTGGAGTATTAGATGGTATATCCATATCTCTATAATCCAACGTTTCCCACTCACTCTCATCAACCCTTAATTCGGGCTTAATCATATCTAATACACTTCCAACCGATTGTGCGCCTTCCTTACGTTGCTCTGATGTAAATGGTTGTGTCATATTAAGAATCTCATTTATCATTGGGTCTTTTGTAAATTCCTTTTTGATTTGAGGTCTTTGTTGTTGTACAATTGGTTGTTGTCTTTTAACATTCGGAGTTGTACTTTCCGAAACCTCTCTTAGTGTAGGAGATGTAGTTTTTCTTTGTGAGTTTAATGTAACCGCACCAGATTTAATTAACTTAGCTAATTCTTCTTTAACTTGTTGTTTTACTTCGTTTTTAACAACCTCCTTAATTAAACCTACTAATAATTTTGAATCCATAGTAATTTGTGTATGTTTATAATAAATATTGAAAGAATAAATTTAATACAATTGTATTATCCAATGATTTTATACCCAGTCCAATTTAGTATAGCCGGTGCTGGTGGAGCGGGTGGTGGATATTGTGCCATAACCGACATTATACCACTAACACCCATTAAATGCGTTTTAGCCACATTAATAAATGGATTAATCATTATATTAGTCTGAAATGAAAACTTTATAGTTGGTGGTATAAAAAATATATTTGGAATATTGGGTATTTTATCTTTAATCAAATCATAAGCCATTGCCAGTAATTCTTCTTTGGTTGGGATAGCATCTTCTATCATTTTCTTCAATTCTTCCTTTGTTGGTATTTTTGGAATACTAATACCAGGTAGTGATATATCCGGCACCAAGCCATTAATAGTATCCTTTATATATTTTTTAATTTGAGCAGGAGTTGGTTTTGGTGATGGAATACTATTTGATAATGCTACCGCCGTTTGTATAGCTGATTGAATTGGTGCAAGTATTGCTTCTTCAATGGCAGCCATTAATTGTTTTTTTATTTCTTCAACGGCTACATCTAATAATTTATTTTTAGCTTTTTCTATAATTTCTTTTTTCTTTGGAAATTCTGGAAATGGGAATTTAATTGCTTTCTTTAATTGAGAACCAATAGATGGCTTTTTCTTCTTAGCTGTTTTTAATTTTTGAAATATATCTTTAGCTGCTTTTACGATGGGATGGTTTGATATTTTAATATCCAATGGTTCGTTTTTTAATATCTTTTGAAGTGTTTCGTAAACATTTAATTCACCAAATGGTGGTATATTAATTGTTGCCGATTTCAATGCATCCTCTAATGCTTTAAGAGCTTCTACTTCAGCTTTATTTTTAGCAGCAGATGCGATTAACATTATTGGATTAGGTCCAATATTCATAATTGCGCCGGGTGCAGGTGGCGTTGAAGGCCACCCTCCTGGTTTTAATAGTGGATTTGGAATTGGAGCCATTTCTGCTCCCATCCAATATGCATCAAATGCAGATGGATATATTTCTTGTAATATGTTAAAATTTTCACCATCCGAATCTTGTCCTTTTTTAAGTGCCCGTTTAATAACATCAGCCATTCCACTAACGTTACCATTCATAACAGGAACTCCATATATCATATCACCACCTCGTTTTATACATCTATCATATTCAGTTGCGTAGAAATCGGCAAATGAATCCATATCCTTTGAAAATTGGAAGGATACCATAGATTTTAAAACGTTTATTCTGAATAGTGTCCAAGACATTATGATTTACTTAAATAGTTTTTAGC